ACCTGTAGCACCTGTAGCACCTGTAGCACCCGTGGGACCTGCGGGACCTGCGGGACCTGTAGCGCCTGTAGCACCCGTAGCACCCATTGGACCTGTGGGACCTATGGGACCTATGGGACCTATGGGACCTATGGGACCTATGGGACCTGTAGCACCTGTGGGACCTGTGGGACCTGTGGGACCGGTAGGACCGGTAGGACCGGTAGGACCACTCCCAAATACCCATTCATTTATGATAGAATCATATACAAGCCCTTCGTCATGTGAAGGTGAACCTGATTGTATTTGTATGTCATTTATAATGTCTTGTCTTTGGGGTGGTTTATTTACTTTGAAATTAGACATTTTTATCACTTATAATAAAGTCTATGACTTATTTTTTTATGTTATTTTTGATATAGTTTTCTATATCATCATGTTTCACAGTATATGGTACAGTTATTAAAGTGATATTATTTTGCTCACACAATCTTTTCTTCATATCATCTCTATATTTGAGATTGTAAAAAACGTCTTTACTGGTGTGGAAGTGTGGTATATATTTATAGTGTTGTTCCCCGTTGTATTCGACTGCTATCTTTAATTCATCGTTGTAGCAATCCAATTCCAAGTTGTGACCGCTGATTCCGTTAAACAAGAAATTTGGTCTTGCTTTTGGGAATGGTTTACCCATGATATGTTCAATAGCCCGTCTACATTCTGTTTCTCCTTTACTTTCAAAGGATGCACGTTTCTTGGGTTTAGTGACGTTTTTACCCATAAGATCCCACATCATAGTTGTATGGTCTGTATATGTTCCCTTTTCTCCCGATAACCAATTCCATACAATCAAAATTCCCAAGACAACCACCGCGACCCAGAATAACGTCACAAACATCTTACTCTCGATCTTTGAATAGGTTTTATTGAACCACATTTTTTTCATAGAAAATTAAGTTTTTCTGATTTAGTTCAAGATCATAACCGGACTCTATAGCGTTCTGACACGCGGTTTTCCCTAATTCATACTCTTTAACATGATACGCAGCCGTACCAAGTTCTTGCCATCTATCGTGAATATAACTTTTCTTATTAACCCACAAGATACAATTTGAGGGGTAAGGCAGATCACATGCCAGTTTTGCGAAGAGAAAGGCTAACTTAAAATTGTTGTTCTTTCGATACAACTTCGCAATCTCAACTAAAGGTTCAGCCCTCTCAATAACTTGATATGCTTTTAGGTACCATTTTACACGTTCATCTTGATCGTGTTCCAATGCTCCGTATTTCATCATAGAGTCGAATCGTTCTTCAAAGAATCCGTCTTCGTTGTTGGCTCGTTGTTTATAGAAAAACATAGCATCCTTTTTCATATTGAGACAATCATATGTTTGAGCAAGGTAATATTGAGTTCGCCCATTATTAGGATTTCTGGCTATGTCTTTCTTCAGAAACATCAGATCCTTCTTCCACCTTGACTGTGATTTCCCGTCGTTATCTTTTGCTCTATCCTGGTAAAGAGTGACATTGTTAAGTTTACCTATTGTGGCAGTAAGAGGCACCTCAATGTACTCATGAACAGATCCTTTATATCTAAATCCTACGTTGGGTTTGATTAACCTAATGTTATAGTAATCTATTCCATTTCCAGGACCAATATACCATTGTTGATGTATTAGGAATCCATTTTCTTGCCTTTGTTCTAACATCTCTTTGAGATTCTTTGTAGACCTATACTCGTCATTATTGTCCATGAGCAGTATATAGTCATATAAATATGTATCAGCAAATTCAAGCATTTTATTGCGTGAAGTAGCGAAATCTTCAAACTGTCCTTGAAGCAAATGAAAGTGAATGTTGTGCTTCTTTGTAAACATCTTAACAACATCAATAGTTTTATCCTCAGAACCGGTGTCGTATAGTATAACACCATCCACGGTATCTTTCACACTTGCTAAAGAAACCTCTATCCTCTTCTCTTCGTTCTTCACCATAAGGGCTACGGCTAGTTGTAAATGACTCATTTTCTCATAAGATTGATGTCTATAACCCAATGCCTCTAATCGTTTAGTGTCTTTTCCTGTACACGATGACCCCGATGATCACAAATCCAATAACCCAAATGAGCCACGTGGATTTAAAAAAGTCAGAGAGGGTCTTAGCCATGGGTCTTCTGAGAGGACCGTCGTCTAAAATTTCATCATCCTCAATTGGTACTATGTCATCGACGTCCTCGTCCTCGTCCTCGTCGGTGTCGGTGTCTTCAGTGGGGGGTGTAGGAGGCTCTGGGCCCGGTACCAGAGTGAAATCTGTGTTCATAAAGTCTTGCGCGGCTAGCCAAAACTTACGTTTGATGCAAATGAGGACTGTGTTGCTAGGAACTTCTATCTCGCGATTCGAGCATGATTTTGAACAAGTTTTTCCTTCACATTGTGCTTTTTTCGCGCATGTATTGTTCGCATTCCATTTCAAACAGTTGTAACACGGCTGTTGTTTGTCAGGCCCGCATCTGTTATCATTAGAACATAGTCTCCGACCACCCTTATGGTCACATGATAACGAAGGTACGATACATTTATAACCATCAGCTCTTACAGCCCAACAACCTCCCAATGATAATTTGTGGTTATTCAAAATCGTAAATAACGCTGATAAATCGTATCTTCGAGCGTTATATGGTTTGCGCACCCAATCGCCGTAAGGTTTCGCATTTGGGTTAATACTATAGGATCCCTGTAATTTTTGGAGAAAAACGTTAAAAATTTCTTTGAGATTATTATCTTTCTCCAGAATCGCTATCAGTTCCTGTTCATTCTTCGGGCTTTTTCCGTAACGCTTAGCGATTTCATTCGCGATTCTAGTCCTGTTCTTCATACGCATGATTTGATGAAAACCTGTGGCGTACTTCGCGTACTGGGCTTTGATCTCAGTTGCCTTCGATCGCGCGACAGCCGTTTTGGTGAGGCCTAATCTCCTGAGGAAATTTAAGATGTTTGCGTTATACTTGATGTCGTCAACACCCCTCGCGATATCTACCGCTTGGCCGTTAAACACAAGACGATAGTTACCTAATGAGCCATCCAATCCTAACTTGTTGAGCTCGTCAAGTGGAATATTAAGATTTTGTAACATCTGCTTAAAAGCAATCAATTCAGTGGTAGGGTTTAAAGTCACAAGACTCTTATTACCCAGATCTATGCGGTTAGCCAATTCAGCCACCGGTGTATAAATTTCTAAATATTGATCCATCATTTTAGTAATATGAGATGATTTTTAACCCTTCACAGCTTACATCACGCTAGGTCGTAAGGGTTTACATTTGTAAGTATATTTTGTGGGTTTAGACTCGGAAATGTATTATAAAGAGAGTTGTTATAGTTATATCCAGGGTTGGTTTTATTTGATATAAGCGATCTAAAGCTGACTCCTATAGATCAAAACATGCCGAAACCAAAATCACCAGAGAGACGGACAGCTAAAAAACACACAGGTCCAAAAGCCAAACCTCGTGACGAAGAGGTGTCCACTTATGAGGATATTGATGAACCCATTGCCCCTAGAAAGGACAGAGAGCTCGCTAGACCTAGCGTAACTGTCAACAAGGTCTACCCAGCACTCATCAATGACCTACTACGTATCTGTATCGGAGAGGCCAGCGACGTGAGAGGAGCATTCAAGAACCGTAATCGTCAGAAGTACAAAAACATATTTGACAGTTATAAGGACAAGCTATCCGAACGCGACTATTCAATCGTTAAGGGTGCTCTATTCTATCTATACGACTTCAGTCGAGTGAACTCAATCGACAAAAATAGCGCTCTGTGGATGCTCGGTATCTACGAAGTACCCGCAAGCCAGATAATCTCGTACACAAGCAAAGAGGTCCTGAAGAACATCGCAAAGGATCATGGACTGCCTTACTCAAACAAGAAGGCCGAAGACCTCGTGGAAAGCATTCGCGGCGTCATCGACCCAAGCAATTGATTTTTGGCCACTGGATTTTGTAACCTAAACGGGTTACAAATCCATAAGAATATTTGAATGTTCCTTTCCAAATCGAACCAAGGAAATAAACCCTAGATATGTATAACCCCGAAAACGAAGGCGCAATCAAGAAGAAAACTATAAAGCTGATCCAGAAAGCGATCGACGTCGGGGATAAGCAATGCCAGTTCATGGACGCAACGTCAGAGACCAAGCGCTTCACATATGAAACGGACTTGGTCCTGGACTACGACGACTTCAACCTGCAGACCATCTTGGACTATATCAGGATCACCGGGTTCGAGATTGACCAGTTCATGTTCGACAAGTTTTGGCAGAGTATGGTTGAAGGCAGCTGCGTCTTGTGCGACGCAGCTGTCCTTGAATGGCTTGGATATGACCACGAACAAGATCGTGATCGGAAGGCTGCGTTCCTAAGACTCCTCAAATCCAATGCCATCGAGTTCAGACAAATCAAGCACACCGATCCCGACTTTTCTCGGTACCCGGAGTTCGTAGAGGAAGCTAAAACTATGTCGTCTGCTGCACTCAAAAGTCAGAAATGGGTCATCCTCGATACACAGGACTTCAAGCGAGTCTTGTTTAGCCTCAGGACCAAGCGAGCCCGAGACATCCACGACTACTACCTATCCCTCGAGCGCCTGATGTCCATGTACGCAGAATACACACATCACTTTGAGCTGCGCCGCGAGCGCAGGCGAGCGGCGACTGAGAAGAAGAGTCTTTTGGAGTTGATGGAGGGACTCAAGATAAATCATAAAAAGGAATGTGATGCAGCTCAACAAGAGCGTGATGCAGCTCAGAGAGCGCGTGAAGAGAGCGAACAAAAGTTTAGGACTCTTTTGGCGCGTGGCGACGAACTTCTGCATCATGCCGAGCAGGCTGAGGATGACAGGATGGTGATGATGCACGACATTAGAGTTGTCAGAAACGTGGCAGCGCCCGAACCCAACAACCCTGATAACTACCACAGGATGGCTATTGTGAAAATGAGTCCTGACTATGTATGGGATGAGGACGATAAGAGGTATCTACGAAATGTAGACGCTATAGCGGTTAGGATTCAGGCTCGCGACTACAACGCTCGCATCAGACAGATCAAACGTTACGGTAGAGGGACGAACAAGAAAGCCACGGTCTTGATATCGTTTGATAGCCCCAATTCAGTTCGTCTATATAACAAACTCAAAGAGGAACATGGTGATAAATTTACATTCGTGCCGCCTGTAGGTATATGCTTCAATCCAAGTACAGAACATGATCTTATTGAAGCTGTTCGTGATATGCATGAGGCTAGAATGAATTACCCCAAGTAGGTAGGTTATCTCGGATGAGTTATCTCATTGAACCTTTTCTCATAGGCAAGAAAGACCTTTTCTCTTACCCTTCTGGGTAATAGATGTATGTATACATTATTCTGTTTACAGGTTTACAGGCAAGATCTCATTGATGAACCTACACGTCCCATTGTCGAGATAGGCGCGACTCTTCGTTGCCACAATTCCGCGTTACGTTTCCTCATGAGACGTTCCTGAAGGTCTGTCCTGAATGTGATTGCAGAGTCTGTAAATGCGTTGTTGGCCATTTGCCTGAATTCCTCACCACCTTCACTAGCACTCATCTTATCCGGTCCATACGTGTCAGCCCATGGAAAGACGTCTATTTTACTCCGAGTGATGTAATTAGGCATTGTGATGGCGTCGACATCGTCATAGAAGAACTTTGGGCGCCCTGTCAACTGATCCGTGTATGCTCTGTAGCTGGTTCCGTAACCTGTGAATCTGGGGTCGTAGACATTGGCGTGGTCTTGTGCGATAGTTTCTTTTTTAATTTGAGGAGTGATGATGGCGCTTTTTGGGTCACGCATTGTGTATTTGATCATACCGTCCGTCTCCTCGACCTCTGTGGGTCCCCATTCTTGAGTGTAGGAGATGCCAATGTTGCTCTGGATAGGTTCGCCGATATGAGATTTCTGAAACACTCCTGGTTGGAGTGTTTGCGTGATTATGTTATCACGCCTAGGGCTCTCGAAGCATGAAGCAATGTCTGGCGACTCTGATTCTTCTTGTTTTGGGGTCATTTCGTCGATTTCGAGATCCCCTACGTCGCCGAGCCGACGATCCAAAAACACGCTCTTCCCACGTCTACTGCGTCCTATTGGTTTGTTTGTGATATCGGGTCCGTCCCCTCGCCTGCTATCTCTCACCGTGCGTGTATGACCAACACGTTTCCCACCATAAGCGCCGCCTTGAGCGTTACTGCCGTGTGTGAAACTGCGAGCGCCAATATGACCATTGAACCCCTCAATTAAGTCTACCATAGGATCTATCATGACTTCTGGGAGTTTTGAGAATTGCTGCTCATCAGGACGACATTGACACGGTATATACATACAGTCCTCACATTTGGTTGGAAGGATTCCACAGTTGTACCCGGATTTTTCTGCGTCGAAGTTGGTTTCTTTGTTGATTTGTGAATGGACCACGAAGTCGTTATTGCGCCAGGAATCAAGATCATGAGAAGGTGCGGCTACCAGTGTGGGTATTCTTGTTTTGGGATTGGGTCCACCGACGAGTTCTTGGTTTGGGGAGACGTGGTCTGGGCCATATTCGAGAGGGACTGTGTCGTTGCAGAATCTTTTTTGCGTTGGGGGGAATCCTACTTTGTTGAGGTCTGGGTAGCGGGTGGAGTTATATTCCCTCATAAATTCATATAACTGCTGTTGTTGCTGATTAGACCCACACCCCCCTGTAACCTCGAACCCCTCAATTGCGGGATCCGCAACGGCACTTGAGTATGTACTCATAGTGACAACCATCACAATGATTAGCGTGCTGAAGGCTAAGACTGGTTTGTACGCCGCTATCACGATGCAAACGATCAATGCCAAACGCGTGATTGTATTTAGTTTGGTCGACAAGCTGTCTTCAGGACTCGGAAGGAGATCGAACGATCTGAACAACTGAGTGACATCATACATCCAAAACTTTTCATTTAAAACCATTTTTGAAGGATGATGATAATCTCATTTGTTACATTACAAATCTATCCACTATATCAACATTGACTCCTAGTCGAGGCTTGATGTATAACTGGGCGAGCATCTCTTCGGCGAGCACGTACTTGACGGTGCCGTGGGTTCTATATATAGAACTCCTTGAAGGCACATATGCTTGTTTCTTTTTTATTAGGTCTTCTAATTGAGGACTCAATGCTATCATTCTGTCGTGACTGCCGAGCTGCGCAGCTTGGTTTCCTCCTACAAAGAGCCGAACAACGTCCTGGATATCGTCAAAAAACTCAAAAGCGGGGAACTTTTGGCTATCATTGAGGTTAATAGGTACAGAGTTTTTGATATTAGGATAGATCTTGTTCATAGTGCCTTTTACTTTTGAGTTGTCTGTGTCTCTCCATTCAATAGGATAATGCCCTCCCAGAGAGATAGGTTTCCAGTAAAGACTACTTCCGTCTATCTCTTGAGGTGATCGCATCACCTCGGCGTTTCTGAAACCATAATAATTATTGAATGCGTAGAGAGGCGACAACACTTCAGATACGCCAAAGTCAGCGAGATAGACGACGACTCCTGTGTTTTTTACAAAGTACGAGTTACCCTCAATGACATACTCAAAGTACCCCCCTGGTTTGATTTTTTTGACAAACACGTTCGTCGTCTTAATGTCGCGATGCCATATCGCGTAGTAGCGGTGAATCGCGTATACAGCGATAAGCAGCTGGTAGAGGACACTTTGCTGCTCTTCAAAGTTAATGAGGTTTATGCAATTTAGATCGGTATCGGCAGACTCCATGAATGTAACATAACACGAACCAGTACCAGGGTTCTCATAAGCCAACCGCTGAACCTTGCAACCGTCACACATAGCCATATTGTAGACATACACGAAATTAGGACATCTGCGACTGAAAAGGAGTTGGTTCACTAAGTCCAAAATCCTGTTTTCTTGAGGATACGAGAGCTTCTCTATGGCATCCCATTTTTGTTTCTGGGCGGTAGCCAGTTTCAGAACCCTCTTATCATCTGGTTTGAGATATGCTTCCTTAATAACCAAATCATCCCCTTTGAGTGTAGCCCTGTATACTTGTCCAAATGTCCCCATGCCTATTTCTACGAGATTTGAAAAGTTATTTCTGAAGGCAGGTGCGCTATTTCCGCTCATGCACATGTCCCATTGGCCCACGGTGATGCCCCGGAGACTGTCATTAACCCGGAGCCCTTTTTCCAAACGATGTGCGAACCAACTCGGTTCACATTTACGTTGGTACCACTGATATATCTTTCCTCGTGGACTAATGGACCGACCAGTCCTGGGATTTTTAGAGGTTGCCTTCCATTCGTCACATTCGTCTTGTGTAGGTGATGGCCCTCCCATTGGCCCCGGTCGCCCTCCCACTGGCCTCGGTCGCCCTCCCACTGGCCCTGGTGGTGGTTGTTGCCCTGG